GATCTCATGACTTTCTTTATTGTCAACTGTATTGATACCATTTATGATGAAGACAGTGTATACGTAGCAAACGAATTTAGTGAAGAAGAAATTACAGAATTCTTAGATGGTCTTGATGTAAAGTCCTTCGAAAAGATTCGTGAATTCTTTGAGAATATTCCAAGACTGCAGCATATAATTGAATATAAAAATTCGAATGGTAGTACAAGAACAATTGAACTGTCAAGTCTTAAAGATTTTTTTATGTGGGGCTGAGTCATAGTTCTTTATCTAGATACTATTCAATGATATTTTCATTGGCTCAGCATCATAAATATTCGATAACAGAAATTGAAAATTTGATGCCGTATGAAAGAGATTTATATGTGGATATGTTATTAGAGTTTCTAGAGCAACAGAAGCAAGATATAGAGAGTAGAAAAACTTAATGAATGCAATTGTTTCCACTGGATTAAAAACCGGAATTGGACTGTTGGGAGATGCCGCATCGAAGGCATATGGAACAGTGTCTAAAACTGGTAAAGCAATGGGAGCATTAGCAAACACATTAAAAGATGCTTCTCAGAATGCATCTGAAGAAAAACAATCTCCACCTTCAAATGTTATCATCGGCAACTTTGGAATGGCAGGATCTGCTGGCAGACAACGCGTTGCTGGATCTGGTACTATTCCTGCTCCAAAAGCCGTTGCAAAAACTTCTGCTACAGAAAAGATGCCAACAGAAGCTTTACTAGATTCTGTTGTGAAGTACCTTACATCAATTGATAAGAGTCTGAAATCTCAACTAGAACTTGATAAGCGCTTATATGATCAGCAGGCAAGAGATTCTCAAGAAGCAATCATTGAAGAAAAGAAACCGAATCCATTAGCAAACATCAAAGATCGTTTATCAGGTTTTGGATCTAAGGCGAAGGATTCAGCAAGCACTCTTGGTACAATTGCTAAAGTTACAGCCGGCCTCGGCGTGGCTGCTGCGCTGGTTGCCAGTTCTTTAGACACAAAAGAACTAGACCAATTAAAAGCAAATGTAGATGCTTTCAAACAAAAGTTCGAATGGCTTTCAGAAATACCTTCTGGTGGTATTGGTGGATTTTTAGTTGGAATGCTATTTGGTAAAGGTTTAAAAGGCAGACTTGCTGCTGGATTAAAAGGTGGAATTGCTGGAATACTTACTACAGCGGTTGCTGAAATTGTAATTGCTCGAATGACTGGTGCACCTATTACTGAAGATCTTCAATCTAAAGCTAATTTGGTTGGCGGAGGCGCAATGGCGTACCTTGGCTATAGAGGTATAAAGTCGGGCATTGGTTTATCTAAAAATGTAAGAGCTCTTCAAGGAACTCGCGCAGCATATCAATCAAGTTTAGGATTTGCTGGCCGACGTGCCGCGGTAAAAACTGTAGCAGCCGATTCTGCTAAAACTGGGATTGCATTCTTAAAAGGTCCAGTGTGGAGAAAGTTTTTAGCTTTTCTATTGGCCAAAGGTAAAACAGAATTAGTCAGAAAAATAGAACAAAGAATTGCTATAGCTTTAGCATCTGGTGCCGTAGCTTCTACCGGTGTTGGTGCAGCATTTGGAGCAATAGGATTCTTATTAAATCTTGGCTTTTCATTGTGGTTAATGTATGACGTTTATCAACTATGGAAAGAATTCACTGCATCAACTGAAGCTGAAAAAGCCGGAGTGAGTGATGCAGAAATCTCTAAAGCAATAAAATCTCCAGACGCTGTAAAGTCAGGTGCCGCGGTAGCAACTGCTACACCTGCATTAAGTAAGTCTGAAACAGGAAGACCAGAAGAAGCTCAAGCATTCTTTGAAAGCAAGGGTTGGACAAAAGAGCAAGCTGCTGGTATTGTTGGAAACCTTGTTGTAGAGTCTAGACTGAAAACAGATGCGCTGGGTGACGGTGGCCAAGCATATGGTATAGCTCAATGGCATCCACCACGTCAAGCTAAATTTAGACAGGTTTATGGCAAAGACATTCGCCAATCATCTTTTAGAGAACAATTAGAATATGTCAACTGGGAACTAAACAACTCTGAAAAAGCTGCTGGTAACGCTCTAAGACAAGCAACAACAGCAAGTGAAGCTGCTGCAATTGTAGATAAAAAATACGAAAGATCTGCTGGATACCATTTGGCTGAAAGAGTTTCAAATGCAAATGCTATCATGGCAGGAGACTATGCTAAGCTCTCAACTGGTGGCGCGTCTGGATATGATACATCAAGTTCAGTAGGTGATATGGCCGGCAAGGTCGTAACATCTGGCATTGAAACAATGGGCAAAATGCTTGGTGCTTTAGGATCTACTATTATAAAACCGGGTATTGCTCGTACGACTCCAAATGTATCTGAAAAAATTAATAATCAATCAATGAAATTACAGAATGATATTACGTTCGGTGTAAAGAAAGAAAAAGCAAAAGATACTATAAAGTCTCCTACAATGCCAAGCGCTGTAAGTGGACAACGCCCTCTTAAATCATTCTCAAGCATGGATCCTAACTACAAAAACATTGATGTGTTAACCAAATATCTTGCTCACTTTAAGATGGCAACGGCATAATGGCACTGAAAGCAGTATTAAAGCCAGGAGATACATTAAGAGTTTCCAAGTCATTTGGAACAATTGGATCCGCAGCAATTAAAAAGGCGCCATTGGTTATTGTTGCTGACAATAACAATGAACCAATTCTTGCTCAAGAAGTACTTATCAACAAACCTCTTGTAAGAATGATTAATGTTCTTGCTTCGATTGATGGCTTCTTAAAACAAAGATTAAGCAATCAAAAGTTAATCAGTGAAAATGCAAGACTTACGAATCGTGAAACTCAAATTGAACAAAAAGACTTTGTACCTGAAGTTCAAGTAGTTAAACCAGATGCTGAGAAAGTAAGTGGTGGAGTTGGTGGTCTTTTAGCTCTTGGTGGTCTTGCTCTACTTACACTCGATCCTGTACAACAGGCACTCAAAGATATGTTTGAAGGCATATCTTCAATGGGTAAGTTTGTATCTGGTATTGCACAATCGATCAATAGTGTATTCACATTTTTAAATGGTAATAATGAACCAGAACCACATGCTCCTACAGCAGAATCAAAACAAAGTACAGCAACTCCTGTAGCACAACCATCACCTGAACCAGTGGTGAGTGAACCTACTACAGAAACTCCAGCACCAATGGCAACTCCGGTTGAAAGTACTATACAACCACCGGCTGCAGTTGCACAAGAAAAGCCAGCAGTTTCAATGCCAGTAGTTTCTAGTTCAAATAAAGCAACACCTACTCCAATGACAAATGTAGGTGTTGGAGCCGGTTTAGCAATGACAGCTTTTTCGAATGCTGTACAACAAGCTGCTCCGTCTAAACCTGCATCGGCACCAACTGCTACACCTGTATCTAAGCCAAATGAAACAAAAGCAACCAGCGCTTCTCCTGCTGCAATTAAATCAAATAACGCAGTGGCAAATGAAATTGGAAATATTCCGAGAAATAACATTGTTGCATTAGGACATTTTCTAGCGAGTAAAGGCGCTGAAAAGAGTAAAATGGAACATCCAGCACTGAGTGGAAAAGTTGGTAAACATAGCAAAAATTCGCGCCATTATAGAGGAATGGCTATTGATGTAAACTTTCCTGGGCCAAATGAACCTGCTATTCTAGATGCACTTGAGCCACAGTTAAGAGCTGCAGGTTATAATACTATTTGGAGAAAACCCGGGCACATGACTCATATGCATGTGTCAGTAGGAAGCCAAGAAGGTGGTTCATATGGAGATGCAAATTCAACTATGGCAACAGTTGCCGAAACTGTAGAAAAGACTGTAACATCTGGAATCGAAAGTATTGGTAAGATCTTAGGAGTACTAGGATCAGCAATTATCAAACCTGGAATTCCAAAGGATGATCTACCAAAGATTATTGGTCAAGCATCTCGTGAATTAAACACTAATATTGCAGTATCAAAAACAAAAAAACCGATGCCTTTACCAAAAGCAAAGACACCGCCAAGAATTAATAAATCTGATTCCGGGGCTACTCAGAACCCAGCATCGTCTGACGATAAAAATAGTGTGTATTACTACTTACAACGTTTTGGTTATAGTGATCTAAGCAAGCCCGAAGCCACTCTTGCAAGATAAAGAAAAGGGGACCGAAGCCCCCTTTTCTCCCGATCAATCTTCTTCAGCAAGTCGCTTGAAGAACTCCAGATCTTCGTCATCATCATCCGTAGCAACAGCAGCACTTACCGCTGGAGCTGATGGGGGAGGCGCTGTGTTGAAGGTCGGAGCCGGAGCTCTGAACTCTGCATCATCAAGGGCCACACCACGAACTTGAGCCGGCGCATTTGCCAAACCAAGTACATTATTCAAACGAGTCTTCAGTTCATCATAGGACTTAAAGTGCTTCGGATCAACAAGCTCTTGAAGCGAATGCTCCTGCTTGTAGATCGCTTCAAGTTCAGCATCATCATTCGATAGTGGTGCGGGAGAATCGAATTCAGACTTATCGTAGTTGCGGTAACCCTCAACCTTACGAATCTTGAGCTTAAAGTTAGCACCCGTCCAAAGATCGAACGGATTCACTGGCTGCTCGTCCTGGAATTGAGGGTTCATCAGGTCGTTCAGTTTGTCAAAGATTTTCTTGCCATACTTGTACAAGAAAACTTTGCCTTCATTGTCGCGATTTCCCGGATCGCTGACAACGTAAATGTTGGAGATATAAGACAGCCGGCGCTTTTGATCGCGAGCTTTTTCTTTATCTGATTCTAGACCAGAGTTCCAGAGAGTGGAATTGTGTTCAGATACTGGATCCGGCTTACCAAGAGTAGTCAGCGACTTCTCGATGTACCAAAGGCCGGTTGGACCTTTGAAGCCATGATCCCAGATACGAACAAAAGGAAGATCTTCACCACCTGGTGCGGGAAGAAAACGAATGACTGCATAGCCATTTTCAGCCTTATCCAATGTAGGCTTCCAATACTTATCATCATCGGAACGGTCGTAGGAAGTGGTCTGCTTCTGGAGCTCCTTTGTGAGCTTTTCGAATGAGGAAGCAGATGAGCGCTTAAGATCAGCAAATGACATAATTATTCTCCTTGTATGTCGTTATGTACGTTATGTTTCGTTGTATTGCCATGAGGCATTTTATTTATCCAACTTTATAGCTAAAAGTTGAATTATTTCCACCGTTTGACACATAAATTGAGTCAAGGAATGATTGTGCTACATAATCATATCCAAGATCTTTCATGTATCTTTGGTGCTCAGGTGCGTTGAATCGCTCGGCAATAATAGTTGGTCTATATTTTTCGATTGTATTCTTTGCACCTTCGATCGCATGCATTTCAAACCCTTCAACATCAAGAGCTATTAGATCACAGTTCATGAGATTTAGTGAATCGATTGAAAGCATGGGAATTTGAAATTGTTCAGACGGAGGTTGAAGTACATTCATACCAATATTTAGATTGTCTGAGCCAGGATCATCCTGAGAAACTCGTTGTATTCCAACAATCCCATTGCCATGTCCAATAGCACAATTCAATTTAATAACATGATCATATGGAGTGTTGTTTACCATACACGTAAATGCAACTGGTTCTGGTTCAAATGCGTAAACGTGTTTAAATCGTTTAGCATAGAATCGTGCATACATGCCACAGTTGGTTCCACCGGTAACTACAGTATCATAGTTCTTAACATATTTAAAATATGTCTTTGAATGATAATCATTCCAGTGTTCGATGGTAGCATTAAAGCAGTTTTGATCTCCTTTAATCCAGTACCAATCATTCTCACCTTCGACTTCAGCTTGTCGAATTTCTATATTGTCGAACATAATTAACTTTCTTAAAACTTATTTTTCAGTATCACGCGACATTTAAATACGTCATAATGAAAGAATGGTTTATACTTACATAGCTTTTTATATATGCTAGGCCAGAGAACATTATCTTCAATCTTCTTATTCCAATGGCCAAAGAAACCAAGAATATCATTTAGAATGATAATCGTTTCAATAGAGATCTCTCTACGCAAGTATTGTTTAAGTAGATATGGATGCTGTCCATTCTTTACAATAACATTACTATCAAAATCTGTCAACAGTTTATTTAAGTCTTGCTCAAAAATATAGGAAAGAGATTGCTGACGTTTCAACCAGTCGGTATAAACCTTTTCAGATTTATCATCAAACAGATCACCGATCCACTTCAAATCACCATCAATAAAGTTGGCAACCAAGTATTTCAAAGGATCTTTATGTTTGGATAGTTTATAGAACTGGTACTTGTCTTTGCGAGTTTCAAAACTTGTTGGACTCGCGTTTACTTTACCATTGTATTTGATATAGTCATAACCATCAGTGGTAAAATGACTTTTAATTGCAAGAAAAGTCTTGTAAGACTCAAAAGGCGTCATACTGGCAATCGAGCAGACTTAGGAAGGTAGTTTA